CACATCAATATAGTCAACAATTCTAACACTTTATTACTCTCCTTTAATAGTTACTTGTCCTTCATGTTCAACACTTTGATTTCTTAGTTCTTCCTGCTTATCTTTAATCCAGTTAATGACTTGTTGTTGTCCTATCAACTGAGCTATTTCAGCTTCAGTTACCAGATAGGCTGGTAATTTATTTGGGAATATTGTATCTAAAGTAGTTAACAAACCATCACTTATGACCAACCTAGTATCATTTTTATACTGTCTCATTTTAGAAACGTCTCCTAGAGGTACGAAAATTTGTTACAACTTGTAACAGGATTTATTTTACTGGGCAAACTCCTTGTAAACACTCGTCATCTTCGAGTTCATGGTTTCCTTTTATCTCATCTAGGTCTACAGGAGTAAGTTGTGCCACATATTCCTCGTAAACTTTAGGAGATACTACTTCTTGGGGGAGGTAGGAGTAAACTTCTTGAGTATCAACAAGGGGAAGAAAGCTAACACCAACGTAAGAAGACCAATTAGTTTTGAGCCAATCAACAATACATGGGATTTCATCTGCTTTGTAAGTAACCGTAATCGAGCAGTTCTGCTCAACGTAAGCATCCATAAGAAGTTTGTATCTCTCAAGTTGGCTAACAGCCGTTTCGTAACTAACATAAAGTTCCTCCTGGGAATTAACGTCTCTGCTGAACCTGATATTGTCCCACTTGACAGGGAAAGTAACGATAACATTATGTTCATCTACAGGATTTGTTACAGTATGATACCCTGCTTCTCTTAGTCTTGGAAGAAGAGGATCATTAACAGAGAAGTTAACATTATTAAATATATATTTTCCTATGGGTTTATGACATCCCTCAGTAGTATCCATAATCTTACTGAGTGTACCAGAAGGTTTAATGGTAGTAACATTCTTAGGTCTTTGAGTTCCTAGCTCATCAGCCATAGAGTAAGCTCCATGTACTGCGAGATTCTTCAGTCTTTTATAGTCATAGTAAGAGAGGTCTTCACGGCTGGCGATTCCTGTAAGTCCCACTCCACAAAGTCTGAGGTACTCATTGTTTTCATGCCACGTTCTCTGGAGTATTCCATCATCAAGAGTAACAAGGGTTTGCCTATAGTTTGCTCTAGCGATGAGGAAGATAGCTCTTTCCAATCCTCCAGAGTCTTCTCTAAATTTGGATAGATCAACTTCGGACAAGTTACAGAAACTCTTATTTCCAAGAAGGATTTCGGCACATGGGTTGACCCCTGTAAACCAAGGTGCTCTTCTTCTAGCTTCCTTTCCATTAATGACTCCAGGCTCTGATCCACCTGATTCTTTAATGATTTTAAAGACTTCTTCGAGTTCTTCATGAGTAGGTTCTTCCCAAAAAACTATAGAGTTATTAGATTGACTACGATGAGGAGTATCTGAAAGATTATCTTTAGCTCTAGCAAACTGTTTCCACTCAGGAGTATTATGATATACCAAGGCTATCTCAGCGGATCTTCTACTACTTAGTACAGTCCCTAACCAATTCATTACATCCAGGATGTCCATTTTGGACAAGAGCTGTCCCGATTTCTTATTTAAAATTTGAACGATAGCTGAGTATGCTTTAGAGATGGGTCCATCCCCTGAACTGATCCATCCATACCCACTGAGTCGTAGTCCCGCTGGTCTGAGCTGCGTGAGATCGAGCACGAGCTTTGTAGCTTTCCCTTTGAAAGCCAGAAGCTTGCCGATACTCTTTGCCCATGCTTCAGCGGAGTCACCAACTGTAATAGTCCAAACCCTTGTATCGAGATCAAAAGATTCTCTACTTTCTTCATGTCCTCCCTTTTTAGTACGTTTACTCCTAATAATTTCAATGTCTTCAAGGGGTTTGGTAAAGCCTGATAATGTTCCGACAACAGGTGTGAACCCAACTCCACACCCTTGTAACAAGAGCCACAAAGAGTCAACAACATCGTGAATAGTCTCCACCTTTAAATGAGCACAATTAAACTGACTAGCTTCTCTCTTCTTGGCTACATCAGTTCCACCTAACCATAAGGTTCTGCCTGATACCATTACCTTACGTTCTAACAAGAGTTGTCTTAACTCTTTCAACTCTGGTCCTATCCCAAGCTCAGTACCAGCAGCTCTATTCCAAAGCCAGTTCTGATGGTCTATCACCCTGTCTATAGTTTGTTCCCAAGTCTCATAGACTTCATCCTTGTCATCTAAGGGTCTGTTATAAGTTCTCCTTGTGATAACTTGTGCTCTGACAGAAGGTTTGTTCATACACACTCCTCTAGGACAGGTGGTTTATAATGTTTTCCTTTTAATACTTTCCCGTGTTCACATTTAGTAAAGGGATACTTACTCATGTTAGCTTTGTGTACCAGATTATAAGCCTTATCAAAATCCATTCCAAAAGAAACAGCAGTTCCTTTGATAACATAAACCACATCACACATTTCCTTCAAGAAATCTTGGAGTAATACATAAAGTTCTCCCTGATCTATATTTCCTTCCAACCTAAAACCAGCCTCAGCTAATTCTTTTACCTCTTCAAGTATTAACTTCATTCTAAACTCAAGCAACTCTTTACTAAATGGTTGATTGATAGCTAGTTCCATCTTCTCGTGAAACTTTTTAACCTTTTGCATTATACTGCACCTCTTTAATCATTTCTAAATAACGTATTGCCTTGTTAATATCCTCAACTCCGCCCTTCATATCATGCCTCATCACATACTTTATCACATTACCCTCAGCATAAGGAATTCTATTTCTCATAATAAAACTAACAGGCTCAACATCCCACCTTGCATAATGTGGTGGAGACACAGCTTCTTTAATCATATTATAACCTTTTACATTTTTTTTGAAGGACTCCATAATTTAATCTCCTCTTTTTCCAAATTATAATCTTGAGTTCGTAAAATTCTAGCAACCCTAGCTTGAGTTAAAGCATGATCTTCAGTCAATCCTGCTTTTGCATAAGCATCTATAATGGTCTGCCACTTAACCCCTTTAGTTAGAAGGAGTTCTGTAGCTTTCTTTGGACCTATTCCTGGACACCCCTTGTAATTATCTACCGAATCCCCTGTTAAAGTCTGAAAGAAAAACATATGATCAGCCGTCTTCTCATCTACAATCTCAGTAATTTCTGAATCCATATTATAATACTCACAAGGAATCGTAAGCATATCCTTATCAATAGAAATAATTATATTTCTGTTAAACTTTTTATCAGTAGCAAGGATACCTAAGACATCATCAGCTTCTAACATGGGTTGAGTCTTAGTTACATAATGTTCTTTAAGATAAGTCTCCAGATGATTATATCCTAGAGGCTTTTTCTTATCTTTTCGGTTTAACTTATAATCTGGAAAAATTTTTCGCCTAAAATTATTTCCTCTATCTGAAAAACAAATAATCGTAGTAACTTCTTTTCCCTCTCCTAGTTTCTCCTGCCAATCCTGAATCATTAGATTAGCCTGAGCTGCTAATGCTTCTGTACTAGTAGCTGTTGTTAAAATTCCATCATCCCAATGTACTACTGTCTGCACTGCCCAACACGCTTTGTATATAAGTATGTCTCCATCTATCAATAGTCTCAAAGTACCCATAATAATCTCCCTTCTTTAAATGTTCTTGGTAGTGACACTCATCACATAAATATATACACTTGAAAAGTTCGGGTAAACTTTTTCTAAAAGATTCTGTCCACACTAATCTTGATATTTTATCTCGTTTTTCTTCAGAATTCTCATGATGAAAATTCAATGCTCTTTTAGTATTAACTGTACCACACTGCTCACACCTGAAATTTTTAAACAAAACAAATAGGTACATTCTACAATGTCTGGAATATGCCCTGTACTTAGCAACATCATAATGAGTGTAAGGATTTTTTGATAATAAAAACTTATAAAAACCGTTACAAAAAGCTACTAATTTATCAAATGTATCAATGTGTTTCAGCCCAATTTCTTCCAATTTTAGACGTTCCACTAAGAGGGCATCCAAATTCGTAGTATTCTCCAGCCCTTTTAATGGCTGATTCCGCTTGGGGTCCAATAAATCTTTTGGCATACCTCTCCTTACATTCAATTTGAAACTCATCGTGAATATTAGCTACAAATTCATAATCTTCAGGAGCATTAAAACCTAAAAATTTAAGCCTTTCATCCAAAAGAACTAAAGCTTTCTTCATAAGCACAGCTCCAGCACTTTGAAGTAAGGTGTTTAAAGCAGAATGTTCTGAACGTACATGGAGTCTCCTCCCGTCCAAACCGATAAGGTGTCCTCTCCTGCGGTAAACTTGCTTGACAGCTTCAGTTAATTTAAGTAAGCCATCAACACCGTTCAATAACTTCATCCTAGCTTGTTTACCACCACGAATATTAGTCCCTAAGATCTTACCTAACTTTTCATTTCCTGCTCCATAAATAAAAGCATAGAAAAATGTCTTGGCAGTATCTCGTGACTCTAATCCCACTAGTTTTTGATTGATAGAATGAATGTCAGTTCCATCTTTTGAGTTTCCTTCAACAGCAGCAGTAGCATATTTGCCATTATCATATCTTTTTAAGTATCCTGCTAAAGCTCTAAGCTCTAGGCCGTCAGCATCACAACCAACTAACACCTTATTCTTAGAAGCCTTGAACAATTCTCTACACTCTTTGCCAAAAGGACTGTAAACAGCAGGAACTTGAGCTATATTAGGATAAGAATGAGTACATCTACCAGTAACAGCTCCATTAGTGTTTACATTCCCAAATATTCTCCCCTCTTTCTCCAGTTTCAACCAAGCATTGTCACCTTCAGCTAATTGAGATATTCTTTTAGACAACAAGAAATGATTAAACAACTCATCACAACCTGGATAGGGAAGAGACTTTAAAACTGTCTCATCAATTTTAGGTTTACCATTAGGAGTAAAGTCTTTAGGTTTCCAATCATAATCTTTCTGAAGCTTATAACTTATATGGTCCCTGCTATTAGGATTAAAGTCTACCTTTTCTACCTTGTTAAAACTTTGACCAGCAGTATAACCTTTAGCCTTGTTATCCTTCTTAGGAGTAAAAGTTCCCAAGTCCCTATACCAACTACCAAACCGTTTCTTTAACCTACTTCCAATTTGTTCTTGTTGCTTGAGAAGATTTACATATAAATTCTGTCCCTTCTTAACATCAAAAGAGAAACCATTTTCAACCTGTCGTTGGATTAAAGAAGCAAACTCATGTTCTAACTTGATGGCTTCATCAGAACATTCAAGTTCATATAAACGATCAAAAAGTGTAGATGTTATACCAACATCCTGAGCACAATAGTCTGCCATTTCTTCAGTAAACGTAGACCAATCTGTAGTGTCATTATTAAATTCACCCTTTAACATCCCTAACCGATAACCCCAAGCTTTTAAACTATGAGAACCATAGAGTTTGGTAGGAATACGTTTCTTCTTAGCATCTAAGATCATCATATTAGAATAAACTAAGCGTGACACTACTAAAGTATCATTTATCTTTGTCTCCTTGTTAGGAGTCCAACCTAAAAGTTTTTTTAGTACGGGTAGGTCATATCCTAATATATTATGTCCTGTCAAACCTTCAGCATTGGACATGATCTCTAAGGCTTGTTCTAAATTGTCATACGGGTACTCATTGGCAAACACCTGAGAAGCTCGTGCTCCTTCTACTGTCATAGCTAAACAATGGATCTTGGAGACATCTGGAAGTAAACCATCGGTTTCCAAATCAAATATTATATTCATACTTAAAATACCTCTTCAATATATTCACATTCTCTCAGCCTACCTGTTTCCCTGTCGTAGTATAGTCTCGCTGCAACTCCTGTCGAACTTCCCTTATACCTTGCTTTGAGTATTCTAACAGTTGTTTCGCCTTCTTCTTGTTGATTTCTTTCGAGTCCAACCACAAAATCACTAAGCTGAGCGATGCTTCCACTCCCTCTAAGGTCATTAAGTGAGATTTGTCTGCCGTCTTCATGGCCTCTCCCGTCTGCTGGTTTTCTTAAGTGAGATACAATAAAGATACCTAAGTTTACTTCTTCTGCAAGAGATCTCAATTTAGTCATCAAGTTATCTATGAGTCTTCTTTCATCCCCACTTTCAATACCACTAATCATAATAGAAATATGATCAACGATAATCCAAGAAACATTACAACTCCTTGCTAAGTATCGGATACGGTTAGAGAGAACTTCTCCATCCATGCTGCCCCAATGATCATAAAGAAAAAGCCTCCCTGTATTTAATGTTTTTTCCCATATATCCCGTAAAAATTTTTCTTCTAAATTATCCTTTAGGTGGAGCATTTCATTGGCTTCGATTGACATGAAGTCAATGGCTGCCTGACGTACAGATTCTTCAAGAGCAATATAACCAACTGTTTCTCCTTTTGAGAGGAAGTATGATGCAATTTCTTTAACAGCGGTAGATTTTCCAGCCCCTGTTCCTGCACAAAACGTAACGAGTTCACCTTTTCTAGCTCCCAAAGTAAGGTTATTAAGTCCCTGCCAAGGATACTGCATATCAGCAGCTTGCATAGGAGTGCTCACTAGGTCCCAAGTATCTTCTCCTGCTATGATTCCATCGGGCCTGTAAACTGAAGCTCTGAATATAGCGTTGATAATATCAGATCCACGATTAGCTAAGAGCATATCGTTAGGGTCTTTAAGGGGGAGAGAGGCTATTTTACATCTGCCTGGTGGGAAAAGTTCTGCTACCTTACGAGCTGCATTATTACCTTGAGAGTCGTTGTCAAACATTAATACTATTTCTTCAAAACTACCTAACAACCACTCCAAGTCTTTAGCTATAGCTTTACAGGCCGATCCTACACCGTTTGGAATAGATACTACAGGGTACTGACAACGCTGAACCTCAGCTACAGACATAGTATCTATCTGTCCTTCTGTTATGACAATACGTTTTCCAGAAGTCCAGCATTGTCTTCCCCATAAACCTAAGTCTCTAGTTTCTCCTAAAATCGGGAAATCTTTATCTTTAGTTCTTAACTGTTGGGCTATTAATTTGTTCTCCTCATTAAAATAAGGAGCAATATGAACCTTCTTATTATTATCGTAACTTACTTGGTATTTAAAAAATCTGCAAGTTTCTTCTGAGATTCCACGTTTTCCCAAGGGTTCATAAACACCCTGTCTAAAAACACCGTTGGAGCTTGAAATATGTGGAACATCAACTGTATTACCACTAGGCTCATAATGATCACAATTATCACCGAAACAATACGCATGACCATCTGGATACCTCGCTAAATTATCTTTAGAATGACATTTTGGACACGGCTCATGTACTACTCCTTTTTTATTTCTCTCAACCATGAATCAGGCACACTCCTTTCCGCATAGATAAATCCATGCTTGTCACACCACCTACCATAAGTGGTAGATGAACCCTTGTATAACTTCTGCCTGGAATTAGTAAAAACAAATCTTAAATCTATATCAGGGTGTTGTTCTTGGACTAAAAGATGTTTAGTCCTGTCCTTAGCCAAGAACCTACCCTTAGTTTCAATATAGATCTTCTTGTTTTTTCCCACTAAAATAAAATCAGGTGTATAGTGCTTCGGTACAGGGATATACTTGAGTTTTTCCTTCTCGTAAGAATAGGCTACACCAGAAGCCTTTAACTGGCTGGCTATTCGTTCTTCTAAGCCACTTCTGTAGCCCTCTCGTATACCCCTGTACCTCTGCCTTCTAGTTGTACGTTTCATCTTCTTGAGCACTAACTTTGAGATTAAGTAATAACTTTTGTACTGATCGAACCTCATGAAATGCTTCTTGTGGAAAGTGTCCACAAGTAATCATAATCAACACACTTTCAACCAAAACCGCTAACTCCTCGTTTTTTAAATTGCGGAGTTTATTAGCTATCATCTCTTGGTCCATGTTATTACAAAATTCATAACTAGGCATTTTAGAAGTCCTCATTTTCATCATCAGTAGAATCAGAATCTTTAGCTACTGTTCCCACAAAGCTACCTTCATCCTTCCCCCAATCAACATCATCTTGCTTAGTATATTCAACTAAGTCTACAATACGAACCTTCTGCATACGCAAAGTAACACCGCCAGCCCCCTGATTAAAAGGGACAGCCTGATATGCTATCTTTAACTTACTGCCAGCTCCTACTGGATTCAATACACGATTTCCAACAGTATCCAGGAGTATTGGCTTCTGAGTAAAGGTGTCTCCACTCTTAGTTTTAACTTTAGCTTTCAATTTAAAGTTAACAACATAATTTTCTGTCTGTTTTCCCTGATCATCCATCTCAGGTTTAACAGGATTATGTTTACCACCATTCATCAAAGGGTCTACTACCCCTTGAATGGCTTTAATATCCTTCTTGTTGAAAATCATCTTGACTTGATAAACACCATCTGCATCAAAACGAGTATCAGGGGTATTCAACCAAGGCCATGCTGCGGTTCCTATAGGTGTTACATGAATTGGTAATTTATTAGCCATATTATAGTTCTCCTATTATATATTTTTCTGCTCCACCAAACTCAGGAATTTGTTTAAACTTACAATCCCTTCTCATCTTGCCTATCATTTCCATTACGTCACTAATGCTCCTTTCTTTGACCATCTTATTTAAATATAAACAGTTGAATACTGCTGCAAGTATAGCATACTTCTCAGCTTTAGTAAAACCATCTAAACTGTCTACTACTCTCATCATACCTTGTGCTACATTTTTAACATTGACATTCGCCATGTCAACTGAAGAAGAATTCTGCATTGTTCACCTCATTGATGTTTAACTTACCGTATTTTGGAATTTTAGGAAAAGTATTTTTACAAATAGAAGGAGTAGCCGTTTGCTCCTCTGCAAATTTCTGAAGGACATCTTCTTTATAAATCTCAATAAAAGTTGTTCTTAAGTTATCACTTAAGCGTTCCATATCACACGCATGGGTCCCAAATGAATCATGAACGATAGAAAAACTCTGAATGTCAGTATAAGATAGATTAACAGTTTTCATTAAATGACAAGCATCCATACTATGAACATAGTTAGGAGCTATACCATTAGTCTGTTTATGTTTATCTAGTTTGTCACCAACTCCATGTGCAGAATATAAAGAAGCAACTTTACCATTTATAATTGTTCGTATTTCTTTAACTATGGGTCTTAGGTATTTCTGTTTCACTATAAATCCTGTAGGTACGGTCCAGTAGATAGGTTTAGCATCTTTACTCAAAACTCTAGCACACTCTTGAAGCCAATCCATACCTTCCCTAGCCGACACTACTACTTCTCCTATAGATTCATAAATTACAGTAGCTAAGTATTTACAGAAAACCCACAAGTCTTTGTCTTTAGAAATTGTAGAAAAAACTATTCCTTTGTCTAATTGTTTCTTCAGCTCCTCGTATATCTGTTCTCTCATTCCATAAAGAGTAGCCCCGTAAGGAGTAGTCATAACAGGTCTTTTAACGAGTGCTCTATTTATATCCAAGTCTGAAACTATAGCTTCAGGATCAGCTTTTACTTTTTCTCTAACCTTATCTTTAACAATATCATAAATGTCTTGAGGATCATCAGTCATAGTAAGGTTTACAGCCTTGCCTCCTACATCATCTCTTAACATAGCTGAGAAGTGTTGCAAGCCATTACAAGAACCATCTACAGTAATAGGTAGATGACTGACAAACTCAGGATCTGTTTTAACTTTGACATATTCAATACAGGCTCTCAGGAATTGCCAAGGTTTATCTGCATCCATCCACCACTTATTAATTAAAGGCTCTTCACCCACCTTTGTTATAGCCCAATCATGTAGTTCTGCCCACTCTACTCTTGCTTCTAAAGACACCTTATCATGGCCATAACAATTAGCTAGGTGGACCTGTAACCAAGGGAAACCTGAGTCACCTAGAGGTTTACCAGCAGAGAACTCCAGGAGTCCTCTAGCTGAGTCTTCCCCTTGTGGATTCAGGAATGCCGTATTAGCATACATTCTTCCCCTGAAATCTAAAGTGTGTGGAAAATAAAATGTCTTCTCATCCTTGAACTTTCTTGCGGTCCACATGAGTTGACTGAATTGTATTCTCTTGGTTTTTAATCTTATGTTATCTGCATGGATAAGAGAAGCCAGCCTTTTCCATTCTATTTGTTCTTCTTTAGTTCCTTTTTTTGGATAAGGTTCTAACATGGTTCTCTCTAGAAATTCTGGAATGACTTTGCAGCTTGCCCGTGAATTAAACAGATCATCCATTACCTCGAAAGTCTCCTGGTTTATTCTCCACCCTGTCTCTTGGACTATGTTTACAGCCTTCTTGACTTCTTTGAGATCATGCTTTTCCAGCATCTCAAGGTAGGAGTGATCCATAGTTTTCACTAGGTTTATATGAGTGTAGGTGTAGTAGCCACCTGAATAAACTGAGTCCCACTTTCTAGGTGGTATTAGGCAAGGTAGTTTAACTGGATTATATAATTCACAAATAGAATTCTTCTTGTCTATCCATTTCAGAGATTCCTCAGTAGCTTCAAGCCAGTAGACACTCTTTCTTTTTTGACCGCTGGTATTATTATATAGATCTACTTTAAATAACTTCGTAGCTTCGCATACCAGCTCTACCATCATTTGACCTAACCTAACCTTATTTCCAGGGAGCCAACTCTTCCATTCTATTCCAGCTTTATTAGAAGAATGTACCAGAACTCTTTTCTGTTTACGGTAGTTAGTAGTGCGCTTATTTAAGTCCCTCATAATGACACCGTAAAGGGCAGGATTGGAGTCTTTAAAGAATCTGAATCTAGCTTCATCTTCTAAGAAAGACCCCAACTCATTTGCTACCTTTACGAGTTTGACAGGAGTAGAGAGATGGTTCACACACGCTTTTAAACTTAGGAAGGACATGACATCGCTTGGTAGCTCGAATAGTCTCTCTACTGCATCGGTAGGATATTTATATGGAGTACCTTCATTATAATTTTTCTTTAATTCATTAACTCTCTTCTCTACTTTAGCCACACCTTTCCTTAAAAACTGGACTCCAGCAGGAGTAGTGGACTCGTGCTTACCCTTCTTAGCTTGCCTGTTTTCTTCTCGAAACCTTTTAATCCCAAGAGCTACCATTTCAGCTTCTAGGTCTTTTTGTCGCTGTAGCATAGGTTTTTACCTTTTTTATGAAATTTTGACCTCGTGAGAAGCCGTACAATCCATTATTATGGGTTGCCTAAGGGTCTAGCACCTACCTTTTAGGCTCCTATACAGTTCTCTTGAATACATGGCGGTAAACACAAAGTCTCCCACCAGGAAGCCATATTGCTGGGTGAAAACCCACCATGCTAGAAAGCAGAAGTTACATAGGATTCCTGAGTACAAGGCATACTTGGACTGTCTATTAACAAGCCTGACAGACCAAGCTGCCCATACTGTCAAGGTGAACTCTATTAGATAATTAGTAATCATTTTGGTTGATATGTTTTTTGAGTCATAGTTTTCCAAGGACCTCTTACCATCATAGGATAGTTAGTGTCTGTTAAGTAACAAACTTCCTGCCCCATAGATAGACTATGGTACACAGCCCACCCCTCCTTAGTAGGCTTAGTATGACAAGGAACTTGGATAGCACTATAACTGGCTTTTACTCCAGACTTATAAGTAACCACTAATTGATTAGGGATTTCATTTATTCCCCAATGCACTCCCTTGGAAGCTGGAGGTATTAACAAAGTTAAAGTAATCAGTATTTCATTCATCTTTATGAGTCAGCTCTTACATTGTGTTCTTCATTAACATAAGTATCTCTTTTTTGTGACAACATGGTGGCTGTCTGAAGCCACTCATAGGTGATTCTACAATCATATCTTTCTGCATATTCTTTAGCTTTTTTAATTGCTTCTTTTTTACTACCACCACTCCACTTTCCTATACCCATCATAAACTTCCCATCTGGAACTAGTAGAGTAATAACATATTTCATACTACGAATTGAAGTTTCTTGCTGTTTTAATTCTATTTGATAACTCATTTTAGTCTCCCACAACTAGAATCAGAGTTAGAAGTACAATGCTTAAAATTCCATTGTTGGTCAACTTTGTTGTACTCCTCTATTCGATTGGTAATTACTTCTTCAAATTGACTACGAATTTGGATATAATAAAATATTGAACATACAATAATCCCTATAAAGATCCATAATCTAATCATTTTGTTATAACTCCTAATAAATAAATTAAAAGAATGACTAATCCTATGCCACCAAATGTAGTTAAAGGGTTGGGCGGTTCTATATTCATTTTCTCCTCACTTGATGAATGATTTCACTATCACTAAAATCTAGTCTCCTCTTGAAAGTTTGAGGAGCTTTAGGAATACCGTATCTATCGGTATACATAACTGAACAAGCCCCGTAGTTATCAGCCTGATCCTGGAACTTAGTCAGAGGACATTTATCGGGAAGGATAACTTTAATACCCTTACCTCTAGCATATCCTATCAGGTACTCCATGTTAGCTCTTTGATGCTGCCACTCGTCACCAGCAGCCATGTCTACACCAAAGATAGCAATATGAGTAATGCCAGCTTCAACTATGGCTAAAGCCATCATGTAACTGATAGAGGAGCAGTAGTAGTGACCTACTTCTCGATCTACTTTCTTAAATGGATAGGCTATAGCCCCTGAAAGAGTTGATTCCTGAAGATAAACTTTATGGTCCTTACTCTGACACATCTCAGGCAACCACTTATCATAGTAATCTTTATGTCGATAGATCCTCCTCTCTATTTCTTCTCCATTGTAATGTTCATATAAAGGATTAGCAGTCATTACTTCCCATAAGATAGGATGGTGCATATCAAAAAGTCTGTTGTATCTCTTATAGCCGTTGAGATCCCAAGCTAAACCCCACTTTTCAAAACCAGGCTTATCCCAAGGTACATCATCATAGCTAGTTTTAGAAAATCCTACTATTGCTACTTTCATTTTAATCCCCACATTATTAAGGTTTTCCTGACTCCTGAAGTAACTGGAGTTACTTTGTGTTCCATATCAATAGGAAAAGTAGTTACCATACCTCTAGTTTTCATAACATCTATAACTTCATTTTTATGTTTGAGCTGTAATACTCCCCCTTTATAGTCGCTAGGACTAGAAAGCTGTACTATTCCCACGTTCACCCTAGCTTTCATTACCTCATCACCATTACCAATGTCTCTATGCCAATCATAATGTCCTTTGTCATAATAGACAGTATACTGCATAGACTGTAAAGCAGAAAAAGGTAAGGCACTCTTAAATACCATGATAGCCCTATCAAAGAGCCACCATGTATCTTTTCCAGGATGTATCCAAGCTATCTTAGTGTTTCTGATAGAATGATCTACCCGTTCACCTTTAATCTTACCTTCAGATAAAACAAGACCATCACCTATCTCTATTATTTGATCTACTTCTTCCTCTAAGAATAGGTCTAAACGGTGTTCGATATGAGTTGTCATAAGCTAAGTTTAACAGTTATAACCTAGTTTACCTAATGAAAACTTTTTATGAGGTATCTTTCTACCAAGTCTAAACCTTCCTACTTCAATTTGAAGAGAAGGATACATCTCTTGTAGTTCTTCAGTAGCCTTTATGTTATGAGTTACTACCCGATAGGAAGTAACATTTCCATGTTTATCATAAGTAGTACAACGAGCAGGATACTGGTATTTTGCTTTTAGTAATTTACGTTTAATCTCTTCTTCTACTGATAGTTTTTTCATAGTTAACTCCTAGTGTCTAAAGATTGTCTATAGTTTAATACTTCTACTTTTTCTTATATATACTAGTATTACTAGTATACTACTAATAGATTAAGGTTTAATCGTAATACCTGTTCTTTGGTTCTCTACAAGTTCTCTTATTTCTAACTTTAGCCTAGCTTCTAGATAGTCTAAAGAGGATTTAGAGACTCGTTCATACTTGTGCAAACGAGTATTTCTGGATTCATGAGCGATCATAAGAATGTGTCTTTTAACTTTTGCTCGGTTAAGTAAACTCATAATATCAATTCTCCCTTAGTAGTAGAAGTTCCTTTCTTCAGTCATCTTATCAACATAGTTCTCCTGAACCCCTCGTCCTACCATGAGTTTTTCTGAAATATCTGTAATATCGCAGCCTAAATCATAGATTCTATTAGCAAAATTGTTAACTTTTAGTGA